GTTATTGATAAACTAAAAGGTGAAAAGAAATCTGTTGGAACAGACAAAAATCTATCTGAAGAAGTCGTAGCACTTGTTACATTTTTACGAAAAACTTCAAAGTCAATCATCTTAAAAAGACGATTTTCTGTAGATCGAATAAAGTTTCTTAAATTAGAAACAAAAGTTGTTTCATCATTCTCAGTATAATCTTGGATAGATGTTCTTAATGTTGTTAATGTATAACTCATTTAACTCTCCAACGTCACGGGTCCAGCAGATGCAATACCGCCACCACCTGTGGTATTACCTAACGTAGCTGTAGCAGTTACGCTTATAGTGTACCTATTTGTATCTACCACAGATTGAATTGTAAAGCCAGATGAACCTTGTATAGTAGCACTTGATATACCATCAAAAGGTGACACATCTCTAAAACGAACTGTGCTTGAAGCAGATCTTCCATGACCTGGTTCAGTTACTGTGACAGTTGTAGGACTGCTTCCACCACTTCCAGTTTTAAATGGATTGTGAGGTAAAATAACAGAAACAGATGGTTCCTCTCTATCTGGTCTAGCATCTTTAATTGCTTCAGCATCTGCTGTCTTTACTCGTAAATCTATTTGTGGATGTTTAGGTTCAAACTCATCTTTACCTACCAACAAGCCATTCCACTCTTTTCTCATATCTCGTAAACGATAACGAAACCCAGATCTGTCTGATATACCATAAGAGTTTTTGCCTGTAGCAAATCGTCCCATCAGACACTCAAGTATTTAATATCGGGTGTTAAAGTTAAAGCCACCTTATCCTCATCCTCGGCTGCTGCTCTTTGAAACTCTTCTTCATACACAGATTTTAGTAGCTGTGTTCTTTCTGGTGCACGTTTTATTGATAGATAGTACGAAAGACCTGCCACCATACAAGGTAAAAAACGAAAAGGAACATCTGATGTATTTTGTAGAGTATCCACATCTTGTATTCTTCTAACATAAAAATACTCTAAAGTATCTGTGCTATTTTCTGGAGTAGGCCACAAAAATATTTTAGGAGTAATTTGTCTATCAAAGTAATACTGTGAAGGTCTACCTGTTTGAGTTTTGTTTGGTAAGTTTAGATATTCACCTCTCGATATTTTTGACATACTAAAATCTGTGCCACTTCTTCTAAGAACAACCTCTAACAAATCTGTGTAATCAGAAGTAAAAGTATAACTAGATGTTCCGCTTGTAAGAGCTTGTGTCGCAGAATCTACTGTCCATAAGTTAAGTCCTCTATTTGCCCATTCAGAGAACATAATGTTAAGAGAACGTCTAGCTGTTCTTGCATCATAACCTGTTCTAACTTCAAGACCGCATCTTTCATACGCCTCTTCTACAATCTCACCTACATCTAAATCAAAGTCTCTTGAATCCGAAGTTGCCATTTAATCCTCATTATACAAATTATCAAAAATTTTATTTACATCTAGTGTATAGTCTAAATCAGATTTTGAATAATGTATATGCTGTGAAGGTAAAAAATCTGGTGCACCTTCACCTGTTTCAAACCATGCTGGATGTGTAACACGAACTCTGTTGTTTGGCAATGCTACGATATTACCTGTCCATTCACCTGCATCTAACAAATACATTACATGACTTTGTTTGTGTTGAGCAGGATCATCTGCTATCTCACTCTCTGTATAATCAACTGTAAATAAATATTTCGCTGGATAAAAACTACCGCCTATTTTAGCTAACCAGGGACAAGGAGTTGCTCTGTCTAAAGTATAAACAGCATGAGTATGTGAAGGACAATCCCAAGGTTGTGCGTTATGTACATCCATAGGTACGGGCCATTCTTCTACTGGTATGTCAGCCATGAGTGCTGTTATAGGCATTCTTGCCCACATAGCACCGCCATGAACATTAGGGTCATCTGTATCATCTGTTTCTGAACCAGTGAATATCATTTGAAAGCTTAAACATCTATTAGGCATGGTTGTCACAGCAACAGCCATAGCATGTAAAAACTCTCCTTGGTATCTAAGATGATTACAGGTATATTCCCTTCTTACCCAACATTTGAAGTGAGGAATATTACTCTGTAAATAAGGCATTAAGCTTTAACTAACTTGTAACCTTTTTTCTTAGCAGCGGTTCTAATTGCAGAAAGAGTCATAACTTTACCGCCTTTTTTCATGCCTTTAGTTTTAACTTTACCGCCCATTCTCATACCTTTAGTTTTGACTTTACCGCCCATTCTCATGCCTTTAGCCATCATTTTACGAGGCTTAATTTGACCGCCTGCTCTATAGCCTTTTTTCTTCATTTTTCTACCTCCAGTAGTTACTTGTTTTGAAATATTTGAACGAGATATTGTCATTTAAACCAACCCATTGCTAGATTAGCTACAACGCCAACAACACCGCCCAACGCCATCATAACCCAAAATCCACCTCTCCACTTGTCAGCAGTAGCACGAAGTTGAGTTACATCTGTTTTAAGTTCTTTCATATCGTCTTGAATTGCTCCAACTCTTTCTTCTAATTTTGCCAAGCAAACTTCAAGTTCAGCCATCTTCATCTCTAATATTCTTTCCTAAGATAAAGAATTATTGTATATGTGTCACCACTTGCATGATTAACAGTTGTAAAGTTTATATCACCTGTTACACCAGATCCAGCATTGTTAGTTATACCACCAAATGAAGTATAATCGTGATGACCAGATTGATTCTCACCTAACTGAATAGCAAACGCATCTGTACTTGCATCAAAAAGAACACTAACTTTCATACCAGTGCATTGCCACCAGATCTTTTGTATTGAGACACCAGTACAAGTGCTTCCGTCTGTTCCAGCTGATAAACTACTTACATCAACTTTAGTGACGGCACTTTCTCCAGTACCATCACTTATATTGGTAAGTTTTATAACTGCATACTTTGGACCATCAAGAATGGTTTGGGTTGAAACTGCATCAGCCATTTCGCCCTCCTAAAATACAGAGTATTCTAATTCAACTGTAAATCTTCCAGCAGTTACGTCAGCATTGACTGTAGTTGTTGCTCTAGCGTATAAATTTACGTTAGCAACTGCTGCAGTCACATTTGGAACAAATATATGATAGTTACCAGCAGTATCATTAAAATTAATATCTATTTCAGTAATAGATTGTGTGGCACTTAATTGTTCATTAAATGATGTTACACCAGCACCTACTATTTCTGTGCCACTTACGGCTGCATTTGTAGCAGTACCACTTGTAGAACTTAATGCTAAATTACCAGCCAATGTTTGTCCAGCAGCAGTTGTAATACCAATTAACGCTCTGTGTATAAAAATTTTACTTGGTGTTACCAATCCATCAGGAGCATCTACATTTAGTGTTCCTAATTCTACTAAACAATCTCCATCTGCGTAAGCAGTAGATGCTGCATTAGTACTAGCTAATGTTCCAGCAAATGATTGTATTTTACGAGTTCCTAAAGATACTAATTGTCCAGTTGAATTAACTGAAAAACCAGTTTCTGTAACAGCACCGCTTGTGCCATCCTTATTAATTACATTGAATCCACCTTCTGATCGAATTGGACCCGAGAAAGTTGTATTAGCCATTTTAATTCTCCCGTCTTGGCAAGTGTCAATCACATTATGCGATTGTCGGTTAATTATTTATATAACGAAAAAAACCAGATTGCAATGCAATCTGGCAAAGTTTTTTCTTGAGAGGAAATAATGAGTAAAAATAATTATTTCATATAAATCCTACCACAAATAAAAAAGGACGGCAAGTGCCGCCCTTCTAATCCCAGAAATTGTTTTTTCAGTTATGCACCTGGTGAACCAAATACACATCTTGGATCAGAGAATCCAAAAGAATATCTCTCACGAGCTTTATATCTCATGTTTCCAGTATCAAAGTCTGCTTCCATGCCAGTTGATAAAGCTACACGCTCAAAATGCAAGAACCCACGAGGAGTGTCTGTCAAGATGAAAAATGCATCTGTATCAGTTAAAAAGTCATTTACCACATAACCTTGAGGTAGCATACCAGTGCTCTTCAGAGCATTTAAATCGTTATCAGAAGTAGCAACTCTTAATGTTGAGTTCATAATTCTTTCTGCAACAAATTGTAACTGTCTAGGCACGATGAGTTTTAATCCTCTTAATGCTACAATAAGACCTCTCTCATCAACAAAACCTGCAATCTTAATCAACGCATCTTCAAGAGATGTTTCATTAAGGTCTGCTGCAGTTGAAGGTTCATTCGCAAATGTCGCTCCAGTTGTTAATGGGTGATCTGTCGCACAGAGTTCTTTGCCGTCACCGCCAGTTACAGTGCTGTCAAACGCATTATTTAATACAGCTGCCGCTTTAACTTGCTTGGTATGTGCCATTGACCTTGCCAAAGCTTTTGTATACCTAGCAGAAAGTCTGTCATAAAGATTATCTTCAACAGCCTCCTCTGTAATACTAAATGCCAAAGCAATAGTTTCATGGTTATACCTTGCAGTATAAGCCTCATTTGCATCATCAAATGCCACTCCAGTACCTTCCGATTTAGTCGGTGCAGCACCAAAGCCAGATAGCATTACTTCTTCTTCAAACGATCTGTCTGATGATTCAGTTGTGAAAATTTCGGTATGCTGATTTTCGTATCTAGCATACTCCATTCCGAAAAGAGCATTAAGACCTGGCTCTAGCTCTTTAGATAATTGTGCTCTACTTATCGCCATAATTAATCTCCTTTAAGAAATAGCTGCATCAGAATCTCCAACAGAACTGAAGAAGATATGATTGTTAATTTTAACGATATAATTCACCCCAGCAGCAGAATGATCTGCATTTGTAGGATCATCATGTATACCCAATATCATTAAAGGATTAGACGGATCTGAATCCTCCGCTGTAGATATATCGATCTGAGCAGTAGAAATACCTGTTGTAGTATTCCCTGCAGCACCATTCTCAAGTTCAACTGTTTTGAAAATATCTGCTCTAGCAGTTGCCTTATTGGTGTTTGTTCCGTCAGATGCAACAATATATCTTTGCATAGGGTTATCATACACGAAACCTTTTATATCGTGGTTAGTATCTGCTGACCCAGAACCAGGCCATGTGTTAGAAAACTTTAGTTTTCCTGTTGTTGCATCAACATATTCACAACCTGCAAAAACGCCTAACAACTGTTTTGTATCACCAGTCGCTGTGCCTATTGCAATAGTTCCACCTGTTAATTCAACAATTACAGGTGAACCTTGGAATATAGCTGAAGCATCACTTGCGATAAAGTATTGATTTACTCCATCAGCAGTAGTACCGCCAAAACCATTGATTGGTTTTAAGCCGAATTTTAAGCTTACGTTAGCCATAAAACCTCCTAGTTAAAATTAAAATTTCATTAGGATTCACCTTTTCGGTTTCCTCCAAATGTAACACGACTTTGCCTTTCCTTTTGGATAGGCATTGAAGGATGTGACTCCTTCATTAAGTTTTCATCAACAGCCGTCATTTGGTTGCGGGTCCGACCCCGATAGTATTCGTTTCTTTCCAATGCCGTCTCTTCAGGTATCCTAGCCAATATCAAGCCTCCTTGCCCAATCACACCAGCATGTTTTCCTTCAGTAATTGTAGAAAAATCTTGCTCTGGATATTCGTCAGCACGAACAGGTTCCCATCCTTCTCTTAACTTAGCGTGGACGTTCATTTGATCCTCCTCGCCTCGAAGATTGGTTCTTATCCATCTCTGTCTATATCCCTCTGGTGGTTTTGGAGCATCAAGTCTGCTCGGTGGTGACCAGGGTTTTCTACGGGTAGCGTTTGCCCGTGAATTCGCTTCTCTTTTAGTTCGATCTGTCATCATCTACTCCTTTACATACTTTGCGTACTCTTCAAGAGGTACGTTAAGTTTTTTAGCTATTGCCACCTGCGAAGGAGACAATCTAACAGTTCTGCGTCCCTGTTTCTTGCGTGAAGCGGAAGTGTCAGCAGGAGCGACCCTGGCACTTCCTCCGTTTGCTCGTTCAGTATTAAATTTGTCTGGGAACAAACTCTTTAACTGACGATCAATTTCATCATAGTATTCATCAGAAGAAAGGTCAAACCCTTCTTCAGATAATTTTTGATGAATACCCATAGCTGTGCTTGTCATTACTTGATCTTCACCAAACCATTCATTCTTTTCTGCCCAAGCCTGTGCCTTTGGATCGACAGGTGCTTGTTGAGGCTGTGATTGAGCTTGAGGCTGTTGAGCTTGTTGCTCAACTTCCTTAACCTGTGCCTCTTGCCTATCTTTAGCTATTCGATGACGCTCTTGCTCAATCGATATTTTTGAAAGAGCTTGTTGTGCATCAAACATTTTATCCACATCACCAGCTTCATGAGCATCTCGATAGTTCTTTTTTGCCTGTTCAAGCTGTGCATCAAGGCGAGTTCCATATTCTGATATATACCCATGATCAAGATTTTTTAATCTTTCTTTGAGTTGTTCATTTTCTAAGGCTGCTTCCTGGGCCTTCCTCTCCGCTTCTTGCTTGGCTCTTTCTTCGTTTTTGTACTTGGTTGTAAGTTTTTTGATTCGGTCTTGTGCCCTTTTACCGACATCTTGTAACTCTTTATCATCTGGCTCTTCTGCTTTCTGTTCAGACTGTCCAGTATTAGGTGCAGTTTCTGCTGCATCCACACTAGCAGACTCAGCATTTTCATCCAAAGTAACTTCAACATCTTTTTCCTCTTCG